TTTTAGATGGACCATTGAGTTTCTCTTTGATTGCTTTAAGAATGATTTTTTTATCGGTAGCAACTGGAGCAGTTTTTTTTAATAGTGATTCACGCATGCGCTCGGTAGCAGCAATCTGTGCTTCTGTCCGTGGTTTCTTTTGCTTAGGTTTCGTAAGCAATTCTATGTCATCAATAAACTCTTCATTTAGCGAACTCATGATTATATAGTAGGTGGGGACATTTTCCCTAAATTAAACAAAGTCTCAAACTATTTCTATTGATATAGCATAATGCCAATATTAGAGATTAAAGAAGAAGTCAATGCCAAGATACCTAGGACGAAACCAATAAAGGAAACAATGGATACTTTTGTGCCTGACATAGTAGAGGGAGTATCCCGAAGAAATGGAGGAATAAGTCTCTACATAGGAAGTGGCGGGTCAGGCAAGACAAGTCATCTACTGGGACAGATGCGCACTGTGTATAAAAAGAAGTTTCATCACATTTATTATTTCTGCCCGGTGAGCAGTTTCCTTTCAGTGCAGAAACATCCATTTGAAAAACATGACAAGGTAATGCATGAACTGACTGCAGGTGCGCTGGATGAAATCAAAGATGAATTGACAAGCATCAAGGAAAATCAAGAGGAAGACGATATGCCAGAATATTCACTTGTCATTATAGATGACTTTGCGAACGATTTGAAAGACAAGCATATAGTTGCCAAACTGAATGGTATGCTAGTTAAAGCAAGACACTTGAATTGTCATTTTATATTCACGGTGCAATCATACCTGTATTTCCCAAAGATTCTGCGAAAGCAATTGACATGGGTTAGCATCTTCAGTGGGGTTCGCAACAAAGAAGAATGGAATACCATTAGCAAGGAATTGCTAAAGATGAATGATGCAGACGCCAAGAAGATATATGATTATGTATTTGACAAACCATATCAGCATTTGGATGTAGATTGTTTTGAAGAGAAGATATACAAGAATGGAAATAATTTAGAAATAAAACATGACGATTAAGAAAATATGCATATAGTATAACTATAATGGACCATATTAACAGCATTCAAATATTTCTAAACTCCCGCTATGCAACGGAAACAGTGGGTGATAATATTGCGAACAGTATATACTACTTGCCGGTTATCTCCATTCCTGACGGCCATCACATCTACCTATCACTTCAGAATGCGAGTATTCCATATTCATTCTATAGTATTACTAGTTTCGATAACACCTTCATCTTTGGACTCGTTGCTGGACCCACAACTACATACTATGTAGAACCAGGCAATTACACAATAAATCAACTTATAAGTCAAATCCAGGCAGCAATGGGTGCATCTTATGCAGTAACTTATAGCAGTATAACCAGCAAAATCTTGATTACTCATTCTACAAGCAACTTTATAATATATGCGTCGACATTTAATCACATCATTGGATTTAGCAAAACGACGAATACTACTAGCGCAGCAAATCTTCTGTATGGAAGGGACTGTATAAATCTCAATCAGATTCGTGCTATCAATGTAGAAATAAATTTTCCAACATACAATGTGAATATAGCACAACCATACAACCAAAATATTTTAGCAACGATACCGGTGTATGTTGCACCATTTAGTATTATTACATATACGAACACAAATAACTTTAGAACAAATCTTTATGTCAATAAATTAGACCAAATTCAAATACGACTTCTTGACAATGAGTCAAGACTGATTGACATGAATGGGATTCAATATCAAATGACACTGCAATTAGATTGTGTAAAGTTCATCGAATAATGTTTTGAATATATATAAAAATGATTGGATACAAAAAACCTTTAGGAAAAGCGATGATGGGTTTTAAAATGCCCCTTGGAAAAATGAGAATTGGGTCGAAAGTCCCTCTTCTAGAAAGACCCATGATGAAACAAGTTGAGGAAGCACTTGCCAAAAAAGTTTCTGGAGGTCTTGAAAGACGAGTTTTGAAACGATAAACGAGGGGGCAACACCCCCTCGGCACCCCCTTTAACCATGTGAAAGGGCAAGGTTGCCATTTTCGAAAAACATTTAGCAAATCTAAATGCTTTTTTCTCTGTTGTGAATATATAAATGATTCCCGCTAACCTCAAATATCAGTCTAAGGTCGAGTCCGCACCCGCACGGAGGTTCCTCACGCAGATCCAACCCCAGGGGTCCACCTCCTTTGGAATGGGTGAGACAATCACCATCAACATTCCTACTAGAAATAACACTGCTCTCATTCCCTCCGAGTCCTATTTGAAAGGCACTTTAAATCTTTCTTGCGGGACTGCCGATGCCACTGCTGCAACTTTCGAGTCAGCAGGTATTCATGGTTTTATACAGAGAATTCGTGTATTCCACGGTTCAAACCTTTTAGAAGATATTGATAACTATGCCCAGTTGGCGAAAATCCTCTACGACTTCCAGGCATCCGATGATGCGGTTAAGGGACGCCTTGCGGTCACTAGTGCAACCAACCCTCAATATAATGTTATCTCCGGAACCATTGTCCGAGGTGTAAATCGTGGTGCCACGACCGCTGTTACAACCGCCGCCACCACTGTTCCCTTTGCTATCAACTTGATTTCGCTCTGTGGTGCTTTGGCAGGTGAGAAGTACTTACCCTTATGGCAGATGACTGCCGCTCCTCTCCGTGTAGAAATCGTTTTGAAATCATCAGTTGTAACATCTCTGTTGTTGGTTCCTGCTGCCACGACTGCGACTCCGATATTTACAATGACATCGGTCAATTACTGCGGAGAGTTCTTAGAACTCCCTGATAGTGCCATCTCTGCAATTAATGCGGGTTCTTCCTCACCAATGCAGATGGTCTTACCTTCTTATAGGTCTTTCACCAACAGTGCTGCCATTACTACTGCAGGAACATCAGTCAGTTTTCCAATTCCAGCCAAGTACAGCAGTCTTAAGAACCTCTTCGTCGCCACAAGAACCTCCGTGGGTGCCGATGGATTGTATCCCAACTCCCACTGCAAGTATGGTCTCACCTCTTATTCTTTCAGAGTGGGTGCGGAAGTGCTACCCTCGACTCAGCCTGCTTCGGTCCCAGAGTTTTATTCTGAGGCTGTCAAATGCTTTGGCTCCCTTGCTGATTTGGCGTTCCAACCCTCGGTTGATTTGGTTTCTTACTCATTAGATGTCCCCGCCGCCACAATTACCACTTCTGGTAATGCTTCTCTGCTTGATTCCGGTTCTTTCGTTGTTGGTATTGATATGGAGGTGTATTCCAATGCCGATAAGAGTTCCATTTTTTCTGGAACGAACACCAACAATTCTGATATCTTCTACAATGCAAATTTTACACCTGCGGGCAATGTTACCATTCTCCAAACTGCGTTTTCTGCATACGACCAAGTGCTAGTCTATGAATCGGGTGTCTGCTACGCTCGTTATTAAGACCTGTGGAGTTGAATGCAAAAACACAATACTCTAACACATAACAAACCAAAATAAATTATAATAAATACACATTTATTATAATAAGCATTAGCGAAATATTTATCGCCTCATTAAATTAGGGTTGTTGGTTGTAGCAGTATCATCATCAGGTATTCCGTGAATTTCAAACATGAACTCGGTATGTCCATATATTAGAAGATTGGTAAGAGGTTGATAGGCAGTTTGTGTATTAGCAATAACCATTTGAATCATAATAGTAGGATTATCTGATGTTTTACTAAATGTGTAAGAAGGTGATTGCCCGTCGGCATAATTTACGACGGCTCCAACTCCCTGTCCTGCTGTTGTTGCTAAAATGGGTAATACAGCATTGCAAAGTTGAACCCTACTGCCAGTTTTAGACGATGAACCCTGATTATAAGGAGATGGTTCAAATGGCAATCCACTCAAATAAATACTTACAGAACGGGCATCAGTGGTTGCGGCAGTTGCGGCAGCAACAGAAGTAGTGCATTGGCCTTGCCAAAATGAATTAAGGCGAATATGGAACTTATTATATTTCTCATAATAAGTGTCGCCCATTGCTTGACGGAAATTTACATTATTCCAAATCATGGTGTTTCTGTTATCGGCCACAGAACCAGCAGCAGTTACAACAGCAGCACCTACATTTGAAAAATATACTGTGTTGACATTGCTTGGATTAATATCATAGGAGCGTAAGACTAGACTTCGTGTTTGTGTTTGGGACATATCTATATAATATAGTTTTATAAAAAAATTTGAAACTTTTATTCTAATTATCTAAATAATCTTGGATACCTATACAAATATATCCGAATCCTTAATGTTGCCGATGTCGTGAGCGTGGTAGGCATCGATGGCAGCAGCAATGCCAATCTGCTTTGGGTCGCCAGTGAGCAATGCTGGGATTATTTTCCTGACATGTGGATTTTCAAGCGTTTTTACATTCTTAGAACCAGCGCTGGCAAGCGAAACAATATCACCAGCAGAGCGATAGACATTTTGATTGCCTTTGACTTTTTGTCCAATGGTCTGACCCGGATCCAAGGCAAACACCTTGTCGGACTTCTTGGCGATGTCCTGCACAATTCGGCCCCCGAGCGAATGGCCTGTGATTGCCGTTTCAGCAGGATTATATTTTGATTTTGCTGCTTTCAATGTTTCGTCTGCTTCCTTATAACGGGTGGTATCTTTGAATCCGCCTAAAATGTTTTCGTATCCTCGCTCAAACTTGTTCTTCCAAGATGAAGGCAACAATGCGGATATACCACGCTCTAAGGGTTTGCCGATTGATTTGATGCCTTTGCCGATTGTTCCGCCCAATGCCAATTTTGCATCGACATTTACCCAGTCATTCAATGATTGACTGCCTGTGACATTGTAGAGGAGTTTTCCAGTGGTTGGATTGTAATAAACTTGCTGATTATCATTGGACAATTTCTTATCAATGACATACCCATATTTTTGCATTTCTTTTCCTTGTTGATTTTCACTAGGTAAATAACCAATGCGCAAAGTATCATACAAGGTTGGTTTTGGTGCAGGATTGTTATTCATAATATAAATAACAATACGAATTTATTTCTTTCTCGCCTCAATGTGTTCTAAAGGTGTTAGTTTTG